AAAATTAAATAAAAATGACTGAATTAACGGACTTCGAGAAGAGAATATATAATTGTTATTTAAAAAACTTCAGAAAAGGTCAACCATATAGACCTAGAAAAGATTTTTCCGATATAAATCCAAATATTTTAGTATCTATAAAGAAAATTTCATATTTTTTAAATAAATTTCCTCACATAAAACCAGAAGAATACTTTGAAGCACCTAATGTCATTTTTAATGATGATAAATACCCACCTTTAAACTTTTTTACAGGAAGAACTGCTTTAAAAAATTATTCTCTATATCAAAAACAAAAAGAAAACAGAAATCCAGAAGAACAATTTGAAGAAATTAAAAAAAGTTATCAATTTATCGCTTTGTTTTGCGTTGGAAGTAAAATAGAATTAAATAAATATCTTTCATATAAGGTAGCATCCACTTATTGTTGGATTAATCACTACAGAGAACATAGAATAAACCCATATTGCTTGTTTGAAATAGGTGATATCATGTATCACTTAAACAGCATTCCGGAAGACGAGCTTAATTTATTCGCACAAAACTTGAATGATAATATCGTTGCCTACAGAAACAGATATTCAAATTCAATAAAAACACAAAACTATTGTAAAGAGATAATAAAAAGAATTTCAAAATTTATTATTGAAGAACTTGCAAAAAAAAATTGACATATTGAAAAAATTATATAATATTAAAAAAGATTATGAGTACAAAATACAACACGAGTCTCTTTGAGACATTAAAAGAAACCATCAATAACAAAAACAACACAGAGTCTATTTTTAAGGACTTTATGAAAACCGAAGCTGGTAAAACTTACATTGTAAGACTAGTTCCGAATGTTCAAAACATAAACCTCAGTTGGTTTGAATATTCTCAACATATTTGGAAGAGTGTTATTACCGGAAAAATTATTTCGGTAATTTGCCCAAATACATACAAGGATAAATGTCCTATTTGCGAGCATCGTTCGAAAATTTGGGCAACAAAAGATCAAACATTGATCGATCAAATCAAACCATTAAAGAAATCAGACAAGTGCATTTATAATGTATATGTAATTTCAGATCCATCGAATCCAGACAATCAAGGAAAGGTAAAAATCCTAAATGCTGGAACACAGCTTGATAAGATTATTAAAAGTGCTGGATTTGGAGAAGACGCAGCAGAATTTGGTCAAAAGATATTTGATTTATCGGAGAATGGTTGCAATTTACAAATTAAAGTCGAAACAAATGAGGGTGGATACCCAACATACACAAGCTCTCGTTTCAAATCACCTTCTAAAATAGATGGATTGGACAGTGAGCATAAGATTAATGAAGTTTATGATTCGTTTATTCAATTAGACACTATTTATAAGAGAAAATCTTATAATGAAGTTAAGGATCTTCTAGATATTCACTTTTTTGGAAAAGAAGCTTCAAATGAAGTCGATACAATTGAGAACGAAGAGTTCAAATTAGAGACTTCTAGCGAAGCTGAAGATAAGAAAGACACTTTTTCATTGAAGAGTGATGAAAATGATGAAGAAGAGGATTCCAGAATTAAAGATATCTTGAAAGACCTGTAATATGACAAAAGAAGATGCCTTTGAAGTAGCTAAAATGGCGGCTTTTGCTGGTGGTCAATTAAAAGTTATTGATAATTTCACAACTGAAAGAACAAACAATCCAGCAAATAAAATTAATATTGATAATTTCATTCATTTTGTCAATAACCCTAATTTTAATCCAAGTTCAAACAGCTATTTGAATCAATATCCTCCGGGGTACGCCCCACCACCACCGGAGGATTACATTCAATCCGTGGAACCAGATAAAAGCATAGGCTCTTTACCTACCACATCAGTACCATTACAACAAATTCCACAGTCTCTACCTGTAGCACATCAAGAAAAGACGATTGAACCAGTTAAATCTACACAAATTCAAAATGAAGTAATATCTAAAAAGGATATTGATAGCATCAAAGGTACTTTAAAAAACATTAATTCATCACTAAAATTAATTGTAGATATTATTAAAAAAACAAATGAGTGAAATTTTAATACCGCTTCCAAAAACATCTTTTGAAAAGTTATTAAAACCAGTAAATCGCTTAACAGACTCTTGTGTTTTAAAATCAAGCGAAAATTGCTTGTATACACTATGTTCATCTAGTGATAATAGTGTTATTTTGTATGGTACAACACAAACACCATTGTCTGTTGACGATTTAAAATTAAATATCATAAGTATTAAAAAATTATTAACAGGATTAGATTGTTTGGGTGATAGCGGAGAATTTAAAATTGTAAAAAACGAAAATCATATCGTTTGTAAATCAATAGACCATTCATCAAATGAAGAAAATTATTTTAAATATCATTTAGTTGATGACAATATTATAAAACAGTCACCAGTAAAAATATCCAACATTGCTAGTTTAAGTTTTGATATTGTATTTGAAATTTCTACTTCAAAAATGAAGCAAATTATTTCAGCATACTCTTTTGCGAATGAAGTAAACAAAATATATTTTTATACAAAAGATAATTCTGTGTTTATAGAAATCGATGATAAAGATATGCAAAATACAGATAATATATCTTTAATGGTTTCAGATTCTTTTTCAGGGAACGCACTCATAGATCCAATTGCAACAAAAATTGAAATTTTTAAGTTATTATCTTCAAGCAAATCCCCAATAAAAGTAAAAATAAGCAATAACCCAAAGGTTTTCTTATTTGAAATACAAGAAGACGAAAATACTCAATTAAAATATATAATTTCCGCTCTTGTTAAATAATTTAAAAGAGATAAATTATATATATGGCAAAAAACAAAATAACAACGGTTGGATATTTTATAAAAAGACTAAGAGATTGTGGATATATAACCGATAAAGTTTTTACAGACTTTGGAAACCATGATCCTAGATCATGGATGGTTGTAGTTGACCCAAAACAAACATCTGTTTTTATAACTTGTTTTAATAACCATAACTCTTTTGGTGAAGAATATTTTGAACTTAATGATGGAAGTCAATTTATACCAGAAAGATTTAAATTAAAGACAAGTTCAATTGAAACAATTATTGATTATCTTGTTAAATTTAATATAAATAATAAAGTAAGGGGATACGATGGCAAATAGAAAAAAAACAACAAATTCTTCGTTATCATCACAGAATGTATCATCTTCGAGAAAAATAAATGATGATGATATAGTCGAAATTCAAAAAAAAGTGTTTGATGCTGTTCATAATCTAGAACTTCAAAAAAGTTTAGATAAAATGTTAAGACAAAATATACAAGAAGATCAAATTGTTAGAAGAGATTTTTCTATATTAAAGGATTCTATATCTGAGTACCTTGATTCGTTTATGGTTTTAGGTTATACATTGGATGGTGAAAGAATAGTAATTCAAAGTTTTAAAACACCTAAAGACAAAGATGCAATTGTTGAATTTATGAAAAATATCTTCTTAAAACAACAAAACGAAAATTTTTTTGGTGAATAATGGCTACTTTATTTCAAAATATAGAAACTTGTTTTGTAGATTTATCATCTAATGGGTTAAATAGATCATTTTTCCCAGTAGGGACCGCTCAACATTTAGATATAAATTATAATATACTTCCATTTTTATGTGATTTGTTGAAAGCAACAACTGATAATAACGTAAGTCCACTATTAACGGAGGGTCCAACGCCATTTGACCTAACTCCATATACGGATTTTTCATTATTGACTGGTGTCGGTGATCCTAGAGCATCTTTAGGTGAAACTATGACTCAAACTTACATACATTTTCTCCCTAGAGTCATAACACAAACAGAAGTTAGACAAGCTGGTGGTACTCAAGTTATAGATAACTACATATGTACAGCTGATGGATCACCAATAAAGGTTTCGGAAACAATTCCGGTGCTTTTATCATTAGATTTAACCGGAAAAAAACCATATCAATACGGAGCAATCACGGTTCCACCAGTTTCAGCGTCTTTTTCTGAATTAATGCGAATAATAGATCCAGAAGAAGTAAAAGGATTTGTAAATTCATATGTAGTTGGATCTAGATTAAAACATGCTGAAGATTTTGCAAATTTTATAAAAGAATATTTTAAAGATTGGGAAATTTTAAATATAAATGTATATGAAGCGACAAAATATTTAATTCTAAGCTTAAAAAACAAAAATAATACAGTTTATATAAAATATCACAGTGATGTTGCTCAAGATGTTGGGTGTCTTTTGAATTTTAAAGAAGTAAAATATTTTTATTCGTCTCAACCACCGGAAAACATGGCATTGAGTATGTCAATGGCATCTTTAATTCAAAATTATAAACTTTTGATGCAAAATCACCAAGAAGCTGAGAAATTTAAGAATTTAATAATAAACAATTACTCAACAACGCCAGATCAATCATATTCTTCATTATCAAATGGAAATACAGCTATTGCTTTAAATTTTTATAATAGTTATTCTGATAAAATTATTAAAATTAATTCTTTTAACGAACAAGTATCTTCAATTAAAATCATTCAATGTTAAAATGCATTAAATGATGTTAAAATATTAAAAGTTGATACATTTTGATCCTGAATTGGGTCACAACCTAAGTCTAAAAATGGTGGAGGGTTCAAACTTCCATCAGAATTAAACTTTAAAGCTGTTACAGGGACAAAATTTGTTCCTTTATAAACATTATTATAAGCATTTGGATCAAGACCGTATGCTTTATTTCTTCTACTCGCATTCGGTCCACCACCACCGAATGGCCATATACATGGAAGACACAATTCACCCATATTTTTATGACCGGGCTTTGTTCCTGTTCCTTTTTGCCTTGGTGGAGACGGCACATGGCTTGGATCTGGTCTTATTGCTCTTGCTGCATTGTTAGTTCCAACATAATTTCCTTGAAATGCTGTATAATCATGAGAGTGATTACCACCGGGGCTTCCATGATTATGAGTAAAATTATAAACAGGAAAGGTTTGACCAGGAACAACAAATGTATATACAAATGTAACTGGATATGGACCAGCAAAAGCTAAACCATTAACTAATAATGGTGGTCCGGAAGGAAGACCGGGGGGTGCAAAATAAGTTGTTCCAAATCCAGAAGGCATTCCCATGTTTTCTATTCCAAGACTTAAAATCATAGTTGAATATGTCTCTTCAACTAAAGTTTTAAGTTCAGCCATTCCGTTAATTATGTTTGAACTTAAAACATTAAAAACATCTCTGCTTGTTGATTTATAAATTTTATCATATTTGTCATAAATATTTGCTTGCATCCCTGTAAATGGATTATTCCATTGTGCATTTGATTGAACTTGATGTGCTGCACCCGAAGGACCAGTTGCAATTCTTTCTCCGGGTGCTGTAATATGAGTAGTGTAAATTCCACCATCCATTTTTATAGCACCCTTAACATCCAAATTTCCAGTTACAGTTAATCCACCAGTTGCTTGAATGTGTTCGGCTTCTAATTTAATTCCACTATCACCCGATCTATCATTACCATCTATTATAATATTTTTTCCTTTTAATGTTGTTACATTATTTGATGATATTGTAAGTTCTCCTTTTGATGATGTTACATCTACGGTTTCGCCTTTAATTGAAAATTTTCCACTAGTTAATGTTTCAATACCGGGTGAACCAGTTTTTATTGTAAATTTTTCAGCAACAGTTAAACTCAAACTTCCAGCATTCATTAAAGGTGGACAGTAAACCGCTTTTTTACAATTACCTTTAGAGCTTGGAATCAATCCAACTTCGTTATTTTTAAATCCAAATGGAATTGTGTCATGGTGTTTTGTTAAAGCAACTGTTGGTGATTGATTTATCATGTCTGGATGACCAACAAATATAGCAACGTCACCAGTAAACGGACCAAAAACCTTAGTTCCACCTGATCCAGATTTCTTCTGATATTCGTTTAATTCCTTTTGTTTCTCTTTTAATTCTTTTGCTGCATTTTCATTTGCATCTTGTATATCTTTTTGTGGACTTTTACACATTCCACCCTTACAGCCGGGACTACCACACCCCTCACCGCCATTTATTTGCTGCACTTCCTCCGGTGTTAAAAACGGAGTTCCTAAAAAATCCAAAAGCTTCTGTAAAATATCTAATGGATAAGGAAAATTTGGAATTGCTAAACGAATTAACTTCCATACAAGATCAAGTAAACATTGACCTCTATCTGTTAACACTGACATAGAACATGTTGGACATGGAACATCAGTACCTTCACCATTCTCAATATATTCAACTTTCTTTTTGTCAATTTCATAACAAATTTCCCTACATTTCTTCATTGCTTCTATCTCTTCAGTTGTAGAACTACCAACGGTTTCATGATGATCACCTTTTACGTATGTATAATAACTTCCATTATTAACTAATTGAGCATCACCAGCAATAGATTGAAAGAAATTTCCTTTTGAACCTATATAAACATCATTTCCTTTTATAGTCAGATTTCCACTTTTTAATTCGAGTAATGCTTTTGCTTTATCTTGTAAAACTATGTATGAATTATCATTTACTTGAGTTGATCCATTTGAGTTTGGAGATATATCGCTTCTTATTTCTAAACCACCAGCAGGAGAATACATTCCACTTTGATTTTTAAACCCTAAATTCGAAAAATCAGCACCATCAGTGTTTTGAAAGTTAAATACTGGTTTATTTGTTTTAGCCATATGTTTTATTTAGTTAACGGATTGGATATTGGAAGGGTCGTAAACCTGTCCCATATAAATAGGTCTTTGTGGACTGCCACCCTCAAACATTACCCAAACCTTTGCACCAACCATTGGTATAGAAAAACTTCCAACTGGTCCTCCATACCTTGACATATTACTACTTCCATATGCATTTACACCTTGATTGGTTGTTTTTATCACAAGTCTTTCACCAGACTCAGAGCCATTAGCCAAAGATTCGTTTCTTTCCACTTTATCCCAAGTATCTTTTCCTATAGTAGCTCCTAAACCATTCTTATCACCAACACCAACAGCAAAACCACCATATTTAGGACTACGCATAATAGCATCTCCAACAAAAAGTTTTGCCCTTAATGCCAAATCCGCACTTGCTAATATTTCTTCTTTTGTATAATTTTTATTAGGATCTAAACCGTAACTTTTTGCTAAATCTTGATTATTATTTACATTTGCCCAGTCATTAATTTGAGCGGGTCCAACTTGTAAAATACCAAAAGATCCACCGGAATCGGTAAAATTTTTTGCACTATTATTATAACCAGATTCATGAGAAGCCGCTTTAGTCAAAAGCAAAGCCCAAGATTCTGGCGTTCCGTTCAAACCATATCGTTGTCCGTTTCTTGGTATATCTTTACTGTTATAAATTGATTTAGGATTGTTTTTTATGTAATTTAATGTTGCATTATACACATCACCGGGACTAACAGAACCTTTTTTATCTTGAGCCAACCCTTCAAAATTATTTGAAACTGTATAACTTCCGGTAAAACTTGCACTTGGATTTAATCCATCATTCAATGCTATTCTGTTGTCCGCAGGAGCGGTTTTTTCTTGTGTACTAGCTAAAGATCCAGATTTATGAGCAGATTTTAGAGAACTCCACCAAGATGGAGTCGATCCAACTTCAAAAGCTGTTCTTTTTCCATCCTTTCTAAATCCTACATGCAAATGCGGCTGTGAACTTTCTGCTTCGTACCCAAGTTCTATATCTCCACCTTGACTCGCCCACCATTCAGTCATAGCTCTTATTTCCGCTGGAGTTTTATCCCTAGTTTTTATGTCGATAGCTCTACCACCAGTTTCATCTCTATCATAATGCAAGCTTTTAGCGGAATGTATTCCACCTGTAGTGCTTGTTATTGCAGCATTTGGAAATGCTCCAAAAAAACTTTTAACTTTTTGTTGAACCTCTGGATTTAAATCACTTAATTTACCATTTTCAAATTTTGGAGTACCCTCAACATTCATTCCATTATATGCATTTTCTGTTGGTATTACATAAGGTTGTTGTTCTGAAGCTTCATTAAATGCTCCCGTCCCACCACCCCATATCGGCATTGATGCTCTCGCCCATGGCAATGTTTTTTTTAGTCTTTTTAATAAATTTGAAGGAAATTTATCAGATGTAGGTGAAGAAAAATCTATATCAGTATCTAAATTATTCCAACCGTCATATAAAGGACCATTTTTTCCGGGAATAAAAACCTTAACTCTA